TGTAGTTGAATTAATATCACCAATTGTACTAGTTGCATCAATTGAGGTGACAAGAGAACCAACTTCAGTAGAAGCCGGGGCTGCCGCAAATAAACCAACAGTAATGGTATTGCGAAGAGCTGCTTCTGCATCTTTAATCTTCTGTTTGACAAGATCGATAACGGCATATTTACCATTATTTTGAATACGTGACTCACGACCGGAAATTGAAACTGAAGCAGCCGCCTGTTTCCAGGTAAATTGCGCCGCTGTTTCATTATCCTGTGGAGTAGTTGTTATTGTTCCATAGCCATCATAAAAACCAGAAGTGCTATTTGCACTCTGGCGAATTGGAACAATTATAGAAGCTCCACCATTACGCGAAACTTTATTTTTCTTTTGTAAATAATCCAGAAGAACCTGCTTTGAAAATACCGCATCCTGCACTTCTTTAATGTCACGATTTTCCATCGTGGTAGTGAGGAGAGTAGCTACATTAGCTGGTCCCCAGGTGAAGAGTGTATCTGCCATATGAAACTCCTAGGTTAATTATTTTTTAAGTCTAACCTGAATATTCTTTCCCTCAAGAGTTAATTCAACTTGTTTTCGTAAAACATCGTCTTGTGATCCTTCAATATACATAATATTCTCTGTGTGCTTGGAAGTACGCCCAAAAGTTGAGGCGTTTTTCTTTTCTTGCACACGTGTTTGAGCTGTTTTTTTAGCTTTATCATCTCGCGCCTGTTGAAACTGTTTAAGAGTTTCATAAGTTTCACTAAGATTTTTATTCTGACTAATTAAAGCCATGAATAATTTAGGACTTGCATCATGTAGTTCCCAAAAATCTTCGTGTTCTTTTGCGAAGTCATTAATTGCTTTTTCATTTTCAGCTACTAATTGTGTATGTTGAACTTGAGATATAACAGGCATAAGTTCTGCCGCTTTTTTATCAATGGCCCGAGCCGCTAATCGGTTAATAACTTCAACAAATTTAGTTGGACTAAGTTGGGCCTCTTCATATTCTTCTTGAGTAATAAGCGGTTGATCTTTTGCTGCTTCTATCTGAACAGTGCGTTGTTCTAATTCTTTTTTAAGTTGTGCTGCTTCTTGAGCTTTTGACGTAGCCATTGCTTGTGTATCTTTTACAATTTTTTGTATATTTTCAGGCAAGGAGTCAATTTTTCCATCCCATTTCTCATGATCAAAGGCTTCCTTTTTAGGAGGGAGTTCATCAGTTTTAACAGAGTCTTTATTTGATAGTTCTGTTTGAGAATTGGGATCAGGTATTTCAGGTTTTGTTTCTATTGCTTCAGCCAATTTTTCTATCGGCTCTTTTTCTTGGTTAACACGGGTAAATTCTGGTATGTTGAATTTATCCGCTACAACACTTGAATCCGCCACTTTCGTGTTGGATAGTTCTTGNGTTTGTTCGTTTTCCATTGTGTTCCCTCCATATGTCCGTTACCTAACAAACTAATCCTTTCGGGGTTGTTAAGTAATAGTGGACTTAAATCTTAGGTACTAAAATAGGTTTTTCGGTGCAACCCATCTTCATTTCGAGCACCATGTATTCGATCTCCGGCTTCGCGGACATCGGCAATTTTCATTGCGGCAACTTTACTTTGTTTATCATAAAATGGTATCGGCTTTCCGGTTTTGGGATCGGCTATATTTTCTTCATAATTAATTCCGGATGGATAATTGTAATAAACATCCGGTATGTGCGTATTGTTGGAAATACATTCTTTACATAACCGAATAAGTGGGCTTCCGTCTGCTTTTGCAATACATCGTTTTAAATCGGAATAATTAAAGGTTTTTTTACAACAATCAAAAAGCATTATTCGGCTTCTCCTTGAATTTCTTTATCATTTTCACGCACAACTTTAGTCATCTCAATAACATTTTTTGTTTGTTTAACGGCTACTTTTTCGGCTTCAATTTGGGTTTTTGCCGTTTGTGTCCCAATTTCAAATTGCTTCATCTCTTCCATTTGTTTTGCAGCTATTTCGGCTTGTTTAATATCAAATTCAATTTGTGCATCAACAGCCATTTGAACTTCTGGCATATTAAGATTTTCGGCAAGTAATTTCCCCAATGCTTGTGGTAATGGCCCCCTAGTAATCCCCATAGTAGGCAATAATTCAAATAATTGCATAATTGTTTGCATCGTTTGTTCACGATCTAATGGAACCGTAGACCCAGCTACACATTCAATATCAAAATCCCCTAAAATATCTTCTTTAGTAAACGTAAAACCCTGTTCTGAAGTAATGGTGCCGTCTTGCTGAGCAGAAGGTCTTTTCATTAAAGCTTGTTGAATCTCCGCAAATTCTTTTCCCGTAATACGTATATAATATGGAATATCTGCAAATTGTTGTAAAATAGCAACTAAATTTCCTGCAATATCTTCTACAAAATCTTCAATACTATCTATTTTTTCAGAACGTCGATTTTCTGCTCCTCTACGAATTTGTGCTAATTCTCGAAATGTGCGGGTGCTAGTTTTTTGTGTAGCACCCCGTTCTTGTGGAGATTGACCAGAAATATTAATCATATCTTCTTTAATTTCTTGTCCCACTGCATATGTATCAGAAGGAACCTGTGGAAATATAATAGGTTTGATTAAATCTGGTTGTCCCTTTAAATCTCCTTTAACAACGGCCCCCGTCATTCCTTGCGTAAATTGATTAATTTCGTCCGCAGATAAAGAAGCGTCAGCTTGAAATTGCCGATTAAATCGTTTAAGATGGTCTAATTGTTGGGCGCGTATTTTAACGAGTTCAATAACTTGTGTTCTAAAGGTATAAACATCGGGAATACCATATGGTTGACTAGGAGAAGAATTAAATTGAAGAAATGAAAAAGGAAAGCCTTTTAATGTATAAGGCCATTCTTTTTTATCTTCAATATATTCATCACATCCGGGACTAACAATACAAACAGTTCCCTCTTTTTTATCCCAAATTTCATAAAGACATACCATACTATTTTCTTCGTGCCCGTCTGTTTCAGATTGCTTAAATTTTGTCGATGCGTTATCAATAGGTTTATAAACTGTGGGTTGTAAATTTTTATTCGGGTAAAGTTGTTTAGCTTCATTTATTGGAATGTAAACTTTATGGGCGATCCATTCACAATCATATGGAACATCCATTGCATTAATATCAAAAACAACTTGATCCCAAGGAATCCGATAACCAAAAAAATCTTCGCTTTCAATAAACTCTTGAATAGCATCATTAGCTTGTTCTATTACGCCAAATTTTCCATTATAACCGACTTTAAACCACGAATGACTGACAAGAAGAGTATCTTTCACATTTTTCTTGTTTTCACGTTTAATACGTTTAGTGCGCCAAATATAATTGATAGCTTTTTCTAAAATCTTCGCTCCGGCAACACTTTTTGGGTTTTTTGGGTTAATCTTAATATGGGGATCACGAAAATAAAGCGACGGTTGTTCAGATTGCACATAAGCGAATACTAAATTCAGAGAAGGAATATAAATATCGGAAACACCAAGAGAATTAATAGTAGATTTACCGTGATAATCTTTGAGAATATCCTGCCATTGGTAATCAGTGGCAATCCGTTCTCTATTATTTTCGGCTTCTTTAATTCGGCTTAATTCTTTTCTAACAGAAGCAGTTTTCTCTTGTTTTTCCGCCTCTATTTGATCAGACGATTCATTTTTATTTGGCGGAGGTTGATCTATATATTCCACTTTATATTCCCTTTAAATCTTGAAATAGTTTTTGTATACCTGTTTTTGGTTGATGTGTTTTACTTACCCACCAATCCCATGTTCCTTCTTTTTGAGAAGTTGAAATTTTTACTGAATTTTTGTACTTCCAAAAAGGTATTTGTTGTGAAAGGCTATCAATAATATCGTCATTAACCCCACGGGGAAATTCCAACAATTGAGATTCTAAATCAACTAAATTTCCTAAATGATAAATACGCCCATTACAATAAAAATCCGTTAATCCCCTTATTTTTATCGTTTTAGTTTCGGTTGTTGAAGTTGTTACTTCTTCAATAGTAAAAAATGTCTTACGTTTTTTCATTTCTTCTTTAAGTAAATTTACAAGCAAGACTTGTGCACTAACGGTTTCTATTAATACTTTATAGGGTTTATAAATATACACCAATTTAAAGATTTCTTCTACTAATTGTGCTGGATTAATTTTCAATTGCTTTGCTTCTAAAACAAATATACGACCATCAGGTAATGATTTCGTTACCGTAATACCGGAAAAATCATTTGTTTGTTTTAAACGAAAAGCCGGATCAATAGATAATAACGCTTGTACATTAGTTAATTGTTGCATAAGTTCGGGTGTTCGTTCTTGTTTTATAAACCATTCGCGTTTAAATTCAATAAGATCATCGTCAAGAGGATCATTATTCATTTGAGAGGCATATTGTGCCGGATTACGTTTTAAAGTTTCTAAACTTTTTTTTGCATAACCAAGTCCCGCCAAAATTTCCTGTTCTCGATCTGTTAAACAATATTCTTTAGCAAAAATAACTTTTCCTTTTTCTTCCGCTCTGCGTAAATAACAATCAAATTTCATTGCTTAATTAACCACCGTTGGTATGCCAATCTCCATGCTTCCGGCCCTTCCGTTTTATTTAAATTAGTTAAATTAATTGTTTTTGTATCTGTAGAAAGAATATGTCCATATAAATCTCTATTTGCCCATCGAGTTCCAATTAAGATGTGTTTTCCACCACTATTTAAGAGATTTTCTGAGTCGCCATAAATTTGAATAACTTTATTTGCCTGTTCTTTAGTAGTAATATTTTGTTGTCCTACTAAGTCATCATCAATAATAGTTTTAAAATGTCGTCCAGTTAAAGCTGTTTCAAGTCCGGCCGTAGTAATAGTAGGCTGTCTATCCACCATATCTGTTTTTTGGGCAATTTCAATTACTTCTTTAGTCCACGTGCTATTGGGCAAGCAAAATTGTCCAAATAAACCCATTAATATTTCACTTTGCAAATAATTACTTATTTGTTTAAGAAATTCTCGACTTAAATCCCAAACCGCATTTCTAATTAAAATAGTTTCATTTGGATCAATTAAAATTTGTTGGATGCACCAACCAACTGTAACAATAGAAGATTTAAGATGCCCTCTAGGAACTAAAATAAGTTTATGAGTACCACTTTGATTTAAAAATCTTTCTAAATCGTCGTGAAGAATATCATCCCATTTATCCATTCCAAGTATTTCTTTACAAAGAAATTTAAGATTGGTACGACACATATTTCGCAAATGTGCTACTGTATCGTTTTTTGGTTTTCCGTATAAATCAATACTTTCGNCGGCCATAGGTAAGTTCATCAATTACCAATTCGTGTAAATTTTGTGTTAATGTTTCAATAAAGCGCGGTATATACTGTTGTGGATTTTCTTGTTGTGCTATTAAATTAGTTGCAGAAATTTCTTGTACTACCAACATTCTAATTCTGTCTCGTAATTGTTCAACTTGGGCTATTCTCATTTTTTAGGTGCTTTATTACCGCGACTACCAAACCAAAAACAAACACAAGTTACTGTAAGATAAAGGACAGTATTAATAATTTGATTGGCTAAATCGAATGCCATTGTGGGAAGGAGAAAATCACCTTCAATAAGTCGTTCGGCTTTAAAATAAATAATCGTAGTTAGGGTACAAAGATACCAAGTAAGTACTGGACGCACTAAACCACGAACAAAATCAAGTCCCAACATAAACCATCTTTGTATTGGCGTTAATATATTTCCTGTATAATAACGCTGTGGTTCACTAGTGAGAGCTTCTTTAAAAGCTTTTGAATCTTCTACTTCAATGATTGCATTTGCTGAAATCTGTTTTAAAGCAAGTTCGTTTTCAAACTTCTGTTTATTCAGTTCAAGATCAAGTTTCTTATTCTTATACGCATAGATGTTATTTA